ATCTTAAATGGATCAGTAACTGGTGGATATATTGAAGAAATATTCTTAAATAATGATGGTTCTGGATATACCTCTTTACCAAATATAGAAATTACTTCATCTCCAACTGGTGAAGTTGGAGATAATGCTGAAGCAGTTGGTTTCTTAACCACCAGAGGTGGTGTCACATCTCTTGAAAAGATTTTACTCATCAATGCTGGCGCTGGATATACTGTTGCACCTACAATTACAATTACTGGAGGTGGTGGAACTGGTGCTGCGGCAACTTGTAATATTGTAACTGATGCTATAGGTATAATTAAGTATAATATTGTAGACGGAGGTGTTGGATATGGTACAGCACCTACAGTTACAATAACTACTGGAGGTAGTGGAACTGGTGCTGTTGGTATTGCATCTATTGGTTTGAATTCTTTTGGGGATAATGTATTAAAATTAATTTATGTCAGTAATCCAGGTAAAGGATACAGTCAAGTATTTCCATCTCCAATAGTTACGATTTCGGCTCCAGAATCAATTAGTGGTATTGGAACATATATTTTTAATGAAATTATTATTGGAGAAAGATCTAAGACTGAGGCGAGAGTTAAAGAATGGGATCAGGATACAAACATACTTAAAGTATCCAATGTCAGTATTGGTTCCACTCAACTTGGATTTTTTCCAGGAGAAATTATTAGAGGAAAAGAATCTGGAGCAAAATATTCAATACAGTCATTTAGTCAAGATGATATATACAATGAGTATACTGAAAATGATATCTTTGAATCTGAAGCAGATGATATCTTAGACTTCAGTGAATCTAATCCCTTTGGAACATTCTAATGTTAGGAACTTATTACTATCACGAAATTGTTAGAAAGACAATTATATCTTTCGGAACATTATTTAACGATATTCATGTACGTCACCAGGACAAAAGTGGCAATGATATTAGTGACTTAAAAGTTCCTCTCGCATATGGCCCAGTTCAGAAGTTTTTAGCAAGATTAGAGCAGCAGGCAGAATTAAATAAAGCAGTTCAAATTAATTTGCCAAGAATGTCATTTGAAATGACATCTATTGCATATGATTCTACTAGAAAATCAAGTCTGGTACAAACATTTAAAACTTGTGATGATGGGAGTAAGGTAAAAAAAGTTTTCATGCCTGTTCCATATAATATTGGATTTCAACTGAATATTCTTTCTAAATTGAACGATGACTCTCTTCAAATTTTAGAGCAAATATTACCTGTTTTTCAACCACATTTTAATCTTACTATAGACTTAGTAGAATCAATTGGAGAAAAAAGAGATATTCCGATTATCTTAGAGTCTGTAAGTTTTCAAGATGATTATGAAGGTTCTTTTGATACCAGAAGAGCATTAATTCATACATTGAATTTTACTGCAAAAACATATCTATTTGGTCCTATCGCAGATAGCAGTGACGGTCTTATTCGTAAGGTTCAGGTTGATATGTATGCTGATACTAACAGAGCAACTGCTAAACGTGAAATGAGATATACAGTCGAACCTATTGCAAAGGTTGATAAGAATAATGACGGTGTTATTGATGCAGCAGATAAACCATTACTCATGCCAGGCGATAATTTTGGATTTGATGAAGAATGGGAATTCTTAGGAGATGGTAAAACTTATAGTCCAACTCGTCAAACTGATATTTAATAATCATGAAAGATAGTTATGAGTCCATTGACAAAGCACTTGATGTTGAAAGTAGCATTGTTGAATCAAAACCAATAAAACCAATTCCACCAAAAGTGGATAAGAATGATATTACAAAAGATTATGAATATACTCGTGCAAACTTATACTCTTTAATTGAAAAAGGTCAAGAAGCAATTAATGGAATCATGGAACTTGCAGGTGAAAGTGCAAGTCCAAGAGCATACGAAGTTGCTGGACAGTTGATTAAGAGTGTTGCTGATACTACAGATAAATTAGCAGATCTTCAAAAGAAATTGAAAGATTTAGAAGAAGATAATTCTAATAAAGGACCAAGTAACGTTACAAATAATGCTTTATTTGTTGGTTCAACTTCAGAATTATCAAAACTGCTGAAACAAGGTTTTCTAAATAATAATGAGTCCGATTCCAAATAATGGCAAAAAAATCCTGTAAAAAAGGATATTACTACTGTTACTCTTCTAAGAAGTGTAAGAGAATTCCTATGGGATATTATATTGGCGGAGGCGGATGGCTTCGTAAAGAAGAAGAAAAGTCTGAAGATACTGAAAAGAAAAAAAATGGCAATGGAAATGGTGCAAATGGCAATGGAAATGGGAATGGGGAGTCTGATGGGGGCTCTAATGGCGGAGGAGTATCGGAGGCGTGGAGTGCAAAGTACAAAAAGTCAATCGATTGCGATAATCCAAAAGGATTCTCTCAGCGAGCACACTGTCGGGGTAGAAAGAAAGTAAGCGAAGAAGCAGTTTCTAAAAAACAGCAAAAATTCTTCGGTATTGTTCGCGCTATTCAAAAAGGTGAAATAGAACCTACGACTCCCGAAACTGCAAAAGCAGCGAGGGATATGAAAAAGTCTGATGTAAAGAAATTTGCATCTACTAAACATAAAGGATTGCCAGAGAAAAAGGAAGTGAAAGAGGAGTCAAATCCCCGTATTCCTAGAAAAGAGGGACAACCTGCTAATTCTAAGAAACACTCTGATCTTTATACTGATGAAAATCCAAAGGGAACTATTCATGGTTTAGGATTTAAAGATGTAGCAACTGCAAAAGCAAGCGTTGCAAAAATCAAAAAATCAAGTCGTTCTCATGCTCATAAAATCCAAGCAGCAATTGCTATGGAACAAAGAGCAAGAGTTATGGGCAAAACCTCCGAAGCAGCAGTATTCAGAAAGTTCATTAATTCAATGAAAAAGAAAACTAAGCAAATGAACGAAGCAAAAGGTGGTGATCATGAAGTTGCAATGGCGCAAAGTCAACTCAAAAAGTCGGCAGCAAATATTGCAAAGTTAAGAAAGGCACTTGGTAAAAAGGAAAAAGATATTCCTGCCTGGATGCAGGCAAAGATTACCGATACCGCACACGACACTGACGCTGCTGCTGGTTATGTTGATAAGATGGATGAACAAACCATTACTGAAAAACGCGACGGTAAATCTTCAAAAGACAAAGGATATTCTCTCCGCGACTGGTTCAAAGGTGGTGGTTGGAAACAAACTGGTGGTAAATATGATGGTAAGCCCTGTGCGAAACAACCTGGTCAAAAGACCAAACCATATTGTCGTGACGCAGACGACCGTGCTGCTATGAGTAAGGAAGAGAGAGATAAGAGAGCTGCTAAAAAGCGTAAAGAAGATCCAAATCCAAACAGAAAAGGGAAGGCAAAGAACGTGACTCAAGAATCTTATTCAGACTGGAGAAAAGACCTTGATGAGGGTAAGAAAGATGCTTGTTATCATAAGGTCAAGTCTCGTTATTCTGTGTGGCCTTCTGCTTATGCTTCAGGTGCTCTCGTAAAATGTCGTAAGGTTGGTGCTGCTAACTGGGGCAATAAGACTAAGAAAGAAAGTTTCTCTAACTGGAGAGAAGATATGCTTCTTGAAGGTCTTGAGGATAAACTCAAAGGAATGACTGCATCGCAGATAGAGGACCTTATTAAGGCAAATAAGGGTGCAGAAGATAAGATTAGAGAAACTCTCGCAAAAATGAAGAGTGCTACTCCAAAACCTCAAGGAAAAGGAGCACAACTTCCTAATATACCAAAAACTACCGAAACTTATAGGAGAGGTGGTGGTGAAGGTCGCACAACCTATCAAAGAGGTGGTAGTGATCGTGTAAGTTATCAAAGAAGACAAACTGTTACTAGAGCAGATGTTCAGGGAGGGACAGAGGCAGCGAAACGCGCCGCTTCGGGTCAAGGTAGATATAGACCAGGAACTGGAGTTACTCCAGATTTCAAATTGGACCCTAAATTCAAACCACCAGGTTCTCGTGGTATGAGTGGTAGAGTTCGTGGTCGTGGAAAATTGGGTCTTGCAATAGGTGCAGCAACTTTAGCAGCACCCTTTGTTGTTGGTGCAATTAAAAAAGCATTCAATAAAGAAGATTATAACTATTCAAATTGGAGAGATGATTTTCAAGCAACTGAATATGAAACTGTTGATATCATCAAACCAGAACCCCTTCAACCATCACAATCAGTAATTGATGAGGGTGGTAAAAAGTGTTGGAAAGGTTACAAGAAAGCAGGAACTCAAAAACTGTTTGGTAAGACCTATAACCGTTGTGTAAAAGCACACTTCTCTGATTGGAGAGCAGATGTGAATCTCCAAGAGAAGAAAGCAAAAAAAGATTATGATGGTGATGGTAAAATTGAAACTGGTGAAGAAGAGTACAAAGGTTCTAGAGATAAGGCGATTAAAAAAGCAATTGCAATGAAAGAGGACTGGCAGAAATCAAACCGTAACGATGGTGTTGATGGTATGAGTCAGAAATCTGTTGATGCTTACAAGCGTGAGAATCCAGGTTCAAAGTTACAGACTGCGGTAACTGGTAAAAACCCTAAAGGTAAAGATAAAAAGAGACGTAAGTCTTTCTGTGCTCGTTCCAAGGGTCAAAAAGATATGCACAATATTGATTGTTCCAAAACCCCAGAGAAGAAAATCTGTAAAGCGCGTAAGCGTTGGAGGTGCTGATGAAAACTTTTAGTCAGTTTAAAGAGCAGATGGTTGCTCCAACTAATCAAGTTGTTAAAGGTCAAAGACTTCTTGATTTAAGAACTTCAGATGAAAAAATGACTGCTTTGAAAAAAAGAGCACAAATTTGGAAAGATAATAATCTCTATAATAAAAAACCATAAGATTAGAACTTTGTTATGAGTGAACAGTATCTTGGTAATCCCAATCTAAAAAAAGCAAATACGGAGATTGAATTTACAGAGGAACAAATTATTGAGTTTCTCAAGTGTAAAGAAGACCCCGTTTATTTTGCAAACAATTATATTAAAATTGTTTCTCTTGATGAGGGATTAACACAATTCCATCCATATCATTTTCAGGAAAAATTAATTAACAATTTCCATGCGAATAGATTCAATATTTGCAAAATGCCAAGACAGACTGGTAAATCCACTACTGTGGTATCTTACCTTCTACATTACGCTGTTTTTAACGATAGCGTTAATATTGGCATCTTAGCAAACAAGGCAGCAACTGCAAGAGAACTTCTTAGTAGACTACAGACTGCATACGAAAACTTGCCTAAATGGATGCAACAGGGTATTATATCCTGGAACAAAGGATCTATGGAGTTAGAAAATGGCAGTAAGATACTGGCAGCTTCTACGTCTGCGAGTGCTGTCCGAGGTATGTCTTTCAACATCCTCTTTCTCGACGAGTTCGCGTTCGTCCCAAATCACGTTGCTGACTCGTTCTTTGCATCTGTTTATCCTACTATTACTTCTGGTAAAAACACCAAAGTAATCATTGTATCCACGCCACACGGTATGAATCATTTCTACCGTATGTGGCACGACTCCGAGAAAGGTAAAAATGAATACATTCCAACTGATGTTCATTGGTCCGAGGTTCCTGGAAGAGATGATGTATGGAAAGAACAGACGATTGCTAACACATCTGAACAGCAATTCAAAGTTGAGTTCGAGTGTGAGTTTCTTGGTTCTGTCAATACCCTTATAAATCCATCAATTCTTAAGAATTTAATCTATGAAGATCCTATTCAAAAAAGTGCAGGTCTAGATGTCTACGAGAAGAAGCAAGAGGAACACAACTACCTTATTACTGTCGATGTTGCTCGTGGGTTGGGCAACGATTATTCTGCATTTATCGTTGTTGATATTACAGAGTTCCCATATAAGATAGTTGCAAAATATAGGAACAATGAAATTAAACCAATGTTGTTCCCAAATATTATTCAACAGACAGCAAAAGCATATAATGATGCTTGGGTGCTAGTAGAAGTCAATGACATTGGAGAGCAAGTAGCAAGTATTCTCCATTATGACTTAGAATATGAAAATATGTTGATGGCGGCAATGAGGGGGCGTGCTGGACAAGTTGTCGGGCACGGTTTCTCTGGTAAGAAATCGCAGATGGGAGTTAGAACAACAGCACAAGTTAAGAAACTTGGTTGTTCTAACCTGAAGACACTTATTGAAGATTTTAAACTTCTTACACTTGATTATGAAATAATTTCTGAGTTAACCACATTCGCTCAGAGACATAATTCTTTTGAAGCAGAGGAAGGATGCAATGATGACTTAGCAATGTGTCTGGTTATCTTTGCTTGGTTGGTAGCACAAGACTACTTCAAAGAAATGACTGACAATGATGTTCGTAAAAGAATCTATGAAGAACAAAAAAATCAAATTGAACAAGATATGGCACCATTTGGATTCTTAGATGATGGAATAAATGATACACAATCATTTACTGATGATAATGGTGATAGATGGCATACTGATGAATATGGTGATAGGGCATATATGTGGGAGTATTATTAATGGACTTAGATGACCAATTACAACTAGGTCATCTACTCCTGTATGAACGGGAGTGTAAAAAATGTGGTATAACTAAAAACTTGGTTGATGGATTTTATAGAACAAGAAAGGACAGAGGTCCAGTAGCATCTTCATATTCTTATGAATGTAAAGAGTGTGCTAAAAAGAGAGTTAAAAAAAGTAGTAATATGTGGGAATATCCTGATTGGTAAGTATCACGTCAGGATTCCCCATTCAAAATACCCCTTTTAATAAATAATTTCAGATAATTCTGGACCAAGGAGACCAAAAAGATGCCTCTAAATTTAGCATCTCCTGGAATTGTAGTAAGAGAAGTTGACTTAACTATTGGAAGAGTCGATCCAGTCTCTGGTGGCATCGGGGCGCTTGTTGCTCCATTCACCAAAGGACCTGTTGACCTTCCTCAATTGATCGAATCTGAGGATGATCTCTTAAACACTTTCGGCAGACCTTACTCAACCGACAAGCACTATGAGCACTGGATGGTAGCTTCATCCTACCTTGCTTATGGTGGTGTGATGCTTATTTCAAGAGCAGACGATTATAATGTATCAACAGGAGCAGGACTTAAGAACGCT